GAATGTATCTGCGGAAGCCATTGGCCATGCGTTTGACCGCCTCCAACCATATCACGGCAGTCATAATTCTTGGCGTTATTATACTTGCCAAACCCACCTCCTGATGCTAGAAGAATAGCACAGGAGACAGGAAATGGCTTCCGTTCTTTCAGCCCGCCACTACCACGATGAGGACGCGGCGTTCGCATATGTCGAGCGGATCGTATGGCCCAACGGCCCCGTGTGTCGGCATTGCGGCGGCGTCGAGCGCATCTCGAAAATGCAGGGCTCGGCGACCCGCAAGGGTCTGCACAAGTGCTACCAGTGCCGGAAGCAATTCACCGTTCGGCAGGGCACCATCTTCGAGAGCAGCCACGTTCCGCTGCATATCTGGCTACAGGCGATCTTCTTCGTCGCCGGATCGAAGAAGGGCGTCAGCTCCAACCAGCTATCTCGGACCCTCGGCGTCACCCTGAAAACCGCTTGGTTCATGTCGCACCGCATCCGCGAAGCGATGCGGGAAGGTGCCTTTTCGCTCATGGGTGGCGACGGCGGCGTGGTCGAGGTCGATGAGACCTTCATTGGCAGCAAGAAGGGCGTGGAGCGTGGCCGTGGCGGAGCTCACAAGATTCCTGTCCTATCGCTTGTTCAGCGTGAAACGGGAAAGGCGCGTTCGTTCGTCGTCGATCATGTAAGCGTCGATAAGGTCATTCCGATTGTGCGGGCGAATATCGACCGCGAGACCTACATCATGACCGACGAAGGGGGTCACTATCGCAAGCTGAGCGACAGCTTCCTAGCACACGGCACCGTCAATCACCGGCTTGGCGAGTATGGACGCGGCCTCATTTATACCAACACCGTCGAGGGCTATTTCAGCATCTTCAAACGCGGAATGCGCGGCGTCTATCAGTGGTGCTCGGAGAAGCATCTGCATCGCTATCTCGCGGAGTTCGATTTCCGATATTCGAACCGCGTGGCGCTCGGCTGTGACGATTCCGAGCGCGCGGATCGGCTGCTTCGTGGTATCGTCGGCAAGCGCCTCACCTATCGCAGGACTTGTGACGCCTGATGCCAAAGAAGAAGCGACACGAAACGCAAGCCGAACAGAGCGAGCGGTTCAAGCGGGATGCACAAAAGCTAATCGACGCTGGCGAACTAAACCCCACCGAGGCCGAAAGCGCGCTCGAACGGCTCGTCGCAAGTCAGAAGAGAGCAGGAAAAAGCTAGGCTGCTTTTCGCTTTGCTCGCCGCGTAGCGCGGCGTCTGCGCTTGCCCTTTGCCGCGCGGACAACGCCGTTGAATGGGGCGAAGAACGTTGCAAAAGCCTCAGCCGCCTGATCGCGAAGAAATTCACCGTCAATCACAATCGTATTGGCCGGAGCGGCGCTAGGAGCGGGCGGAGGACGGTCAATCACGTCTGCCATTATCTCCTCCATTCCTTAACCAAGCTTATCACGAACTTGAGCACCTCGCTTAGCAAAAACAACCCGAAACAGAAAAGGTCCGCCCAAAAAAGGAGCCATTCGGCCCATTGCGCTGGCGTAATCATCCAATTTGGAGCGCCGTGGAGCGCCATGAGGCCGGGCCATCCGAGACAAACCCATTGCGCTTGAAGGTGCAGAGGCGAGAATTCGCGGCCTAGGCAAAAAACAATTCACGGATCAATTCGCGGACTGTTGGTCGCGAATTGCCGGATTTCCGCGCTTTCCTTTTCCCCTTAATTCGCGGAATTCCTTCAAGAACGGATCACGCCCAATGATTCCGTCAGGATAGCAGGCCTTCATCGCCTGCCACGCCGGGATTTCCTTCGCGGCATCACCCCAGATCGAAAGATAGAGCTGGGCGAATTTGCGCATTTCGCCTGTACCGATAGGCCGAGTGCGCTCTTGCTCACTCGCTGGGTCATAGCAGCTCACCACTAAAGAAAATGAACCACAGAAAGAAGCTGATTAGCGCCGCAGCAAAAATCCAAAACGGCGCGTCTGGCGACAGTTCGCGTTCCTCTCTCATCTCTCCCCTCCTTTGCTGCGTAGAGCGGCGGTGTCGGTTTCGTCGATCGCGCGGCGTAGAGCGTCGGTGGCCATTTCAAGGCCCTTGATGACCCATCGCGCCTTTTGGCGTTCGTATGGCTTCCCACCCGGCATTCCAGCGCCAAGCAGCATCTTGACCGTTTCCATGACGGCGGATCGATGAATCTCAATGATGCGCTCCCGTTCACGTTGCACCGCCGCCAACTCCACCACCTCGCGTTCATCGGCCATGTTCAGCTACTCCCCTCTCCCGGTTGGGCGATGCCTGACGGCCCGGTCATTCGTCGTCCTCTTCGAACTCGTCGAGTGTGACGTGCCAGTTTTCGATAGAGCCGTCGCCGTCGATGCTCATAATAATGTAGTCGCCGTAGCCATTTCCTCCGGGAGACATGACCTTAGGGACGTAGCCTTCTATCCGGCGCACCTGCTCACCATTGTCATTCAGAAGGGCGTAAACCCCCTCGTCACAGACCTTGTAGTGGATGTTCGCCGTCGTGCCGCGCGGCCAATCGACAACGAATCCGCCCTCAAGATCGATGGTGGGCTTCCATATGTCTCCGTCGCGGAACGGAATGAGACTGCCCTCGTCATCGGATTGGCCGTCAACGTCCGCATCCTCCCAGCAGCGCACACCGACCTCAACCCTGAGGAAACGCACAGGCGCGGTAATGGACTGCTTGAATGCTATGGTAGCCACCGTTCATTCTCCTCTTGAAAGCGTGGCGCGGGCTTTAGCGACGGCTTCGTCAAGCGCTTTTCCCCATCCGGGTTCATCAGCGGCCCAACCTCCATCCTTAACTGGCAGGAAAACTCGATGGTAAGTCATCAGCTCTTCCTCCAGTTCGCTCACCCGCTTCCGCAGGTCATCGCATCCAGACACGGCATAAGCGGCTTGGGCGAGCGCTTCGGCATCTTCACCATCCATAGAATACGTGCCGCACATGACGGGCGTCTCAGCAATCGCCCTCGCCATAGCCTCTATCGTCGGGTCAGGCATTGGGGTTGGTCACATTCTTGGATGGTGAGATATGTCGGGTGGCTGAGCGTGAATTCTTGCATCGTCATAAGACGCGTTGGTCGACCGACCGCGAAGTATCCGCCACCTCGACAATCAGGGCATTTGCGACGACAGCTAACGACTACGGACGGCTCATATCCGCTGCCGGCGCATGTGGGGCAGCGTATGAGATCGCGTCCCGCCAAATCGCGGCAGAAACCCATTCACCCCTCCTCTTTATTGGCAGCAATTGCTCTTAGTGAAGCTGTTTCCATCACTCCCCTCCTTTAGCTTTGGCGCGTAGAGCGGCGCGTGTGTTCCAGAGCTCCACTGCCTCGCGCTCGCTATCCGCTTGTGGCCCAGCGGCGAGACAATCAGGACACTCGAACGAGAACGGTGCTGGAGCTAGTTGAAGCTCTGCCAAAGACGCTCCACAAAACGGGCACGGTAGCAGCTCCACATCTTCCTCCTTTGGGTGTGTCATGCGATCCATTTCGCGTAAATTCGCTCCAGAGGTCGTCTGACTTCCACCTCGACGACGTTTGCGAGCGCGCCGAAATATCTTGCGAGAGCTTCGCCAGTCGCCAGGTCCGGTGGCAGTCGCTTGTGATCTAACTGGAGCCTCAACGTCTCGACTGCGGCTTGGCACATGCGGACATCGCGAGGTCCGGCCGCATTGTCGAACCACACGATCACCTCGTAGCTGTGGCCGTGATCTTCGCCGCCGAAGATGTCGGCATTAACCGGCGGATGCGAAACGGACAGAACGCACCCAACTCCGGTGAGCGCGCGGCCCTCTCTCAAGTCGGTCGGCATAGGCTCGCCGGCCAGCCCATCGATCCCCAAGGATTGCGTCGAATGGTCGGTCATGCCGATGGCCATTCTGTGCCAGACTCGTGCTGTCGGCGCTGTCGAAAGGATAGTCCTGCGCCACTAGCGTCCCTCTCAGCATGTGAAGCGGAGGCCAGTGATTGCCGAGCGCGCGGGCAACCTCGTCCATTTTGCGACGATAAGGCTCGCAGCCGACCGGCTCCTTCTTCGGATCGCCGATCCACCCGACGCACACACGAGGGAACCGTTCGCACAATCTGAGGAGTCGACCAACGTCCGTGTCCATGTGCCAGACGGGCGCGCCGCGATCTCCGAACGGCCATTCGTTCAGAAGACCGTCGTTGATTTGTGATGGAGCTCCGGGGCTGTCCGGGATGATTGCCCAGCGACCCGGCCAGAATAGTCGCAGTTCTAGCCAAACATAATACGCGAGCCACCAATCGCTGCGGCTCTGCTGATCCCACTCCTGACCGGCTCGCATCGCCGCCATCCAGAACGAAAATCCGCCGTGATCGAAACATAATCTGAGGACATACGGCCTCAACCGCCTCCACATCGTCAGGCCGATAGAACGACACACAGCCAGCTCGGCCGGCAAGAACATTTACAAGAGCGTCGCGAGGCGTGAGCGGAGTGCCATGGTAGATGACTGCGCCGCCCCCAGCGAAATTGTCGACGATGAGGCCGGTCATGGGTGGAATCTCCGAAAGGTTCGGCTGGTTCGTCGTGAACCACCTGGCGAATGCGTCAAGAGAGCGAGACTGGCGAAAAGCCTCGCCAAATTGTCCAGAAAACCGCAGATTTGCGCGGGGCGCTCGCGTTTACACCGAGGAGGCCACAGGTTCGAATCCTGTACCGCCCACCGCGATTTTCCGCCAATTCCACGTGAAACACCGAAAGGCTCGGCTGGAACCGATGAACCGGCTACCAGTCCAAAGCCTTCGCCGCGTCGGCCATGAACCGGGGCGAAAAGCGCGCATAGGTCGCGTAGGTGACGCGCGTCGACGTGTGGCCGAGGAACTGCGCGATCCGCTCCATCGACACGTCCGCTTCGGCCATCCACCGTGCCGCTGAACGCCGGAAGTCGTGCGGCGAGCATGGCACCTTGGCGCGCCGTGAAGCCGCGGCGATGGCCTTCTTGACGCTCTTCACCTGCTTGCCGCCGTACTCGATCACGTAGTCGGTCAGCGCGCCTTCGCGAGCCTCCTTGAGCGCCGCAAAGGCCCGCTCGTTGATCGGCACGACCGTCCGGCGCTTGTTCGTCTTGTCGCGACCTGCCGGATTGAAGTCGATCGTTCGCGCTTTCAGGTCGACGCGATCCCATGTGAGATCGAGGATCGCGCCCATCCGCGCTCCCGTCGTGAACGCGAGGATGGCGAATAGCCTGACATGCGGCGTCTCGATCTTCTCCAGCAGCAAGTCTCGTTCCTGCTTGGACAAGAATCGATCGCGGGGCTTCGATGGCGGCGGTGCCGGGATCTGCGGTGCATCGTTGCCGTAGTGCCAGCGCAGGCACGCTCGTAAGGCTTCGAGTTCCGTTCGAACGGTTGAATTGCTCTTGCCCTCGCGCTTGCGCTTCGCCGCGTAGTCGCGGCAGTCCTGCTTGGTGATCGCGTTGCCGAGCTTGTATCCGAACGCCGGCTCCAGCGTCTTCCACAGCGACGCGGCGCGGGCCTTCGCTTCCTTGGTTTGCGCTCGATCGGCAACATAGGGCGTCCACAGGTCGCTTACCCGTTCCTGGGCTGGCCTGTTGAGCCGGCGCCAGATTTCACCAGCGATAGCCTCGGCCCGTCCCCGATCATTCGTGCCAGTCGCAATTCGCTTGCGGGGATTCCCGTATGCGAGGCTCCATTGTCCTCGGTGCTTAACGAGTCGCCAATCTGACATTCGACGCGTTCGACCTCGCTCGCCGGGATTCGGATGAGCTTGCCGAGCCGGAAGCTTGACAGTTCACCAGCCCGGCACATTTGCCTGACTTTCTCCGCCGAGCAACCCCAACGATCGGCAAGGGTCTCGCAGCTGAACGGGCGGGCGCTCACGGGAACAGCCAATCGGCGGCATCGAGCGCGGCGAGAGGGATCGAGTGCGGGGTCATGCGCGCTCCAGCACGCCGATCTGACGCAATCCTTCATCGCGGGCCGCATTCACTGCCGCCATGCGGTCGTGCGAGCCGCTAGGCCGATCAGGATGGGCTGCGTTCGATGCCTTCCGGTAGGCATCTTTGATTTCGCGTTCGCTCCTGGTTGGGCCGCTCAAGCCGAGCACCTTCCACCACGGATCAGGGGCCGGAAGAGCCTCAAAGCCAGCGAAGGCGCGCTCCATCAAATCAGACGAACCCCAGCGCTCTATTCCGCGCATCGCTTCGATCGTTTTAGTGATCGCGCGCATGTTGTGTTCGACCTTGTCCCAGCGATCACAGGCAAACACCATCTGATGACCCTTGCGGGTGAAATAGACGGCTACGCCATGATCGGTGATCGGACGCTGCTTCGAATAGGGCAGTCCGTCATTCCGCAATTCCAAGTTCGTAGAGATGACCGGCAAACTCCCGCGCATCCGCTCGATTTCCCACGTCAGTTCCTGCGCTGCGCGATGGATTGTGACCTCGCCGAACGC